TTCTGCGGGATCTTGTCGATGTTGAACCAATCGTCGATGCTGAATACCTCGTCAAACTTCTCTGCTGTCACCAGCAGCTTGACTTTTGCCATTATGCCCACGCCGGGGCGGTTGCGCCCATAACGCTGAAGTGCGCGCTGCCATGCTTCAACTCGCCAGCCGGTGTACCACTGGTGGAGAGCGCGTCAAGCATGAACTCGCCGGTCAGAGTCTGTCCTGCCGATTCTGGTTTCACGGTGACGGTCTTGGAGGTGGAGCTGTTGAGGATGCCGCGCAGGATGACGGTTGCCCCCGACGTGGCATGGGTATCGTACAGAAACTCAAAGGTGATGCCTTTTACCGGCATGCCAGGGATGAAGTTCTTTGTGCCGTCCCCAAACCCGGTCACTTCGAGAGCGCCGGCATCCTCTTCGATGTCGAAGCTGATGATGTCGGTGGATACGTCCTGCGGTGAACCGGCTGCGTTGTCGATGGTGATTACCGCGCCTTTTGCTGAAAATTTAGCCATGTGTTATCTCCTTATCCGATGGTTGCTTGCCAGTAGTGGACTGAATATCCAAAACTGTTTCCCGCCGAGCCTGTGCGCGTGGCCAGTACCCGGACGAACTTGTTGATGGTTCCGCTTGCTTTGGTGCCCCGTTCGCTTGTGACGGCGCTCCCGTTTGCGCTGAAGGTGATCAGGTCGCTATAACTCCCGTCCACCGTGGCGCAGTGCTGCACCTTGACCACGTAGGTGTCAGCCGCGCAGGCGCTCCAGATGTGCAAAGTTGCCGCGCATCTCGATGTCACCGCGTCAGAATTGACCTGGTAGCCTGTTCCCGTGGTTGTATTGGTGATGGTGGCATGAGCCAGCGCCCTGCCCCATTCGACGCCCTCATTCACGCCGTATGATACGAACTGGATCGTTCCTATCGTTAGCGCGTCATTCACCGCCCCTTTCGGGTTGTAGTTGCCCTGGGTGAATGGCAGCGAAATCGAGGACGTTCCCAGCGTGTACCCTTCCGGGATGATGGTGACATGCCCGTTCGTTGTTGCCGGAACAGATAGCGCGGCGTTCACGCTGCCAGCGGTTGAATCCCAAAACATATCCGCGGTGATGGTTGCCGAGAGCGGGCCGGCGATGAAGTTTTTTGTAGCGTCCCCAAAGCCTGTCACGTCGATGGGGTTTGTCCCCTGCTCTACGTTGAAGGCGCTGGAGTAGCTTGAAAAGTTGTAGCCCTTGATAAGTACAATCGAGTTCTTTGCGCTTAGTTTAGTCATTATTCAGCCTTTCCCGGAGCGTGATGTCCAGGTTGAACCCGAAGAAAGTCCTGCCCGCCGGGTCTGTCAATACTCCGAAGTTTGTTATTTCCAGATGCTTTACATCCACATCGCTCACGTTCAGTTTCGTGAGCGCGGTGAGTATCAAATCCGCTTTGCCCGCCATGCTGCTGTACACGTCCTTCAGTCCGCGCGTCGCTCCTGCCACTTCATGCAGATAAACGTACTTGTAGACGCGGTTGAATTGCCACAGCCTGGTGGTGGTGGTGCCGAACGTGGTCGGGCCGTCTTCCGGTTCACCGTTGCCCCCGCCCATCCAGCCGTCGGGTGCAGGGAACAGGATCGGGCAGTCGCGCGCCTCTACCTGCTCCGGGATGGCAGTGATGTCTTTCACCGTCACCCCGGTCACAGATAGCGCGGCTATCGCAGTAGCGATGGTTGTGGACGAGAAGCTCATGCGAACCTCACATAGTTGTCCAGCACGGCGCGCGCTCCGGCGGGTATATCTCTCGGTGTGATCACGACCCCGCCCGTGGTGATTGTCGTTTCGCTGGTAGAGTTCTCACCAAAACGGTGATAGTAGGCCATTGCAATTTCTAAACACGCCTGCTTGATGTCAAGCGGCGCGGTGGCGCTCCAGCCCCACGTGCCAACGATGGTGATTGCCTGCTCATCATTCCCGGCTGATGTTTCTTCCCACGTGTAGCTGGACGAGTCTTTGATCTTGATTGCCCATTTCGGTGTGGCGTTATTTGGCTTGAGGATGTAATCCGCGGTGGTGAGTTCCGTTGCGTCGCCATTCGTGAGGGTTGTCACGGTCAGCAGGTCATCATCCATGATGTACAGCGTGTCACCCACGGGCACGTCGTAGTAGTGCGTCTCCGTGCGCGCGTAGAAGGTGCGCCGGGTCTCATTGTCAATCACCCTACTGGCGGCTTCGATGATGTTCTCAATGACCGCGTCATCCGCTGCATCGGTGGAAGAAATGCGGGCAAAGTTTTTGAAATCTGTCAAACTTGCATAGCCGTTAGTTATCGTCATCAAATACCTCTACATCCGAGTACAGCGGGTGCGTTTCCCAAAGGATGAAGTCCATGCTCCCCGTCGGTTGCGCTCCGAAACAGTGACCCACAACGCAGGAACGGTCCACGTAAGGCGTAAACCCTGCGGCAATGGCGGCTTCAAAGAACCCTCTGTCCTCGCCTCCGCCGGTTGTCCTGTCCTTCTGCATGAACCACTCGCCGTGCATCGGTTCTTCAAGCGCCTCCAATACGGAGCGGTGTATCAACGTGCAGCTGGTTGAGGTGAATGTCACGTCCACCAGCGCGTCATCCGGTCTTGGTTCCATTACTTGTGGCCCCGGCAGAATCCATTTCTCGTGTTCCATGAACCAGCGTTTGGTATCTCCAACGAGTTGCCCGCAGATGGTCTGCTCACCGTCCTTGATCACTTTCCAGATGTGCGGAAGCGCCGGGTTTGTTCTGTGAAAGGTCAGTCCGCTGATCAGCGGTTTGTTCCAACTCATCAACCTCACTAAAGTGTCCGGGTGGTATACGATGTCATCATGTACGCTCCACAGCCACTCGTGGTCAGTTTTGAGAAACTCACGCACTACCTTGTTCCAGATTTCTATCGCGCCGGTTGGCGATGTTTTGAACTCGATCTCGCTCACGCCTTCAGGCAGGTGTGTGGACATGTAACATTCCACATGCCTCCAGCTTTCCGGGTGGCGCCCGCCGGTGGGGATCCATTGCATCACGCTTGTCATGCCGGACTCGTTGTGTTTGAATCCATCTTGTCGTACCCTTTGAACGTGCTGCTTTGCGTCCACATCACGAAGTCGAGCGAGCCTGTAGGAACATCCCCAATGATGTGCCCTGCGACGCAGCTTCGATCCACATATCCGATAAACCCCGCCTTGCGCGCGTACTCAAAGAAGCGCCTATCCTCACCGCCGCCATGTATTTCGTCATCCATCAAAAACCATTGGTCTTTGACTTCCTCGCGCATGGCTTCAAGAACAGAGCGGTGGATGAGCGTGCAACTGGTTGAAGTGAAGTTCACCTCCGCCAACGCGTCATCCGGCCGTGGTTCGATGATGTGCGGCCCAAACTTGACCTCGTTTCGATGGTTCAGGAACCAGTTGTAGGTGTCCTGGATGCGCATGGCGTAAGGACCGTCGTCTTCGTAGTTCTTCCAGATGTGGGGCAGTACTGGTGACTGCCGGTGAAATACCAGCGCGCTCACCAGCGGCTTGCCCCACGATAGAAGTCTCACGAGTGTATTTGGATGGTAAAGAACGTCATCGTGCACGCTCCACAACCAATCCGAGTCACTTTCCAGGAAGTCTTTGACCGCCTGATTCCAGATTACATGGATGTTGCCCGGTGTCGTGCGTTGCCAGTAGAGTTGTGTAACCTCCTCCGGCGTCTCGGTGTGCATGTAGGCTTCCACCTGTGACCAGGATTCAGGCCGTTTGCTCGCGCAAGGAACCCAGAGAGTAACTTTACTCATGCACTAATCCGGGCTCACGATCTGATAGCTGCCAGTCGTTGGCGGTTTGTTCGCGCCCTCTGTGAGTATGCAAACACATGCCAGCGGCCACGTAGAACTCGTCAGTGCCCCGGAAACAATAAGCGCCGGATAGGACGGATTTACGCGTACATCAATCACATGATTAGCGTTTGACCCGATGCCTGTGCTGATCGCCCCAAAGGATGCATCAGTCACGCGGGCAAAGGTAGCCCCGGATGTGGTCGCCTGCCACACACCCAAGCCAGCCACCACAGAAGCGTTTGCTGCTGGTGTACCGAAGGCAAAGATGAACGATGCCCGGTTGTATCCGGTTGCGTCAATGTATTTGCTGGTCAGCGCCCCTGAAACAGATGCGATGGGGTCAATGGCGACTTTCGCCACTGCGTAGTCTTCAAACTTTTTGTTATGTGCCATTTGTTTTCTCCTTATGGGGAGGGTGTTACCCCTCCCCTGTCAGTCAGGATTAGGCCTGTGCCATCTTGTAGAACGCCTCGGAAACGAGCACGTCATACCCGCGGAAGATGTTGGCGAAGATGCCAACCTGTCCGTTGGCCATGTACAGATATGGGTTTCGCTGAACCAGCATGCCAGGCTTTTCAAGTACCGCAAAGTAGTTGAAGTTGCCGAACAGGGTCGAGTACAAACCGGTGGTCATGGCGGGCATGTCATCGGAGACGTAGGCCGGATAGCCGAAGAAGTCACCACTCTGCGGAGTAACCACAAAGTTGAAGTTGCTGCCGGTGATGCCCTTCAGATACCACTTGGTGGNNGCGGTTGCGCCGCTGACGTCAAGTATGTTGGCAGTGGCAAGCGCATTCTCTGTTCCAGCCTCGGCGCGTGCCAGCACGTTCGCGATCCAGCTTTCCCAGTTGGCGTTGCGCGCCCCAAGAAATTCCTCGCTCACTTTCACGAGCTTGGTGTACTTGGTGAGGGAAACATCCTTCTGCGCCACGTTGAGCGTGGTGTCGTTGCTGTAGGACGCGGATTCAGCGGTTGAGGCGAAGTCAGCCGCGCGGGTGTCCTCAACAGGAATGAGCAGGTGGTCGGCTTCGGTTGTGAAGTAGCTGCAGGGAGCCTGCCGCACCCAGGAAGCCAGGTCACGCTTGGCGATGATGCGGTTCAGCAGCGGGTCAGGCACAAGGTAGCCGCCTTCCGCGCCGGTGGTCACGTTGAACACGCCGGAGGTCTTGATTGACTTGTAGCTTTCGTCGGGTTCGATGAGTTCGCGGTTCTTCTCGCCGGTTTGCATCCAGGATTTAAACGCGCCCATGCCATCATCGGAGTCGCTTGACTTCTCGATGGTGTGGTAGTGCGATTTCTTCAACTGGCCTGATTTCTCCAGTTCTTCGACGGCGGCTTTCGCACCCTCGGCTTTGGCGTCTTCAATCGCCTTCAATTGTGCGGCCTTGACCGCGTCTGCTTCCTCACGCTCCTTGAGCGCGGCGGCAACTAATGCTTTTACATCGAGTTCTTCCATGATCTTTTCTCCTGTTGGAATGGTTACTGTTTTGCCCTCTCCCTCGATCGGCAACGCCGCCTGTTCAGGAGCGAATAAACTTTTGAGTGTCACTATGCTGTTTCTCGGTTCCGCTGGCGTAGGGGTCAGTGACGCCTCCCCCACGAACCACGTCTTGATAAAGCTCACGCCCTTGCCCGCCGGTTCACGTTCCACCAGGTGGCTGAGCGCCCCGCTGGAGTAGCCAAGTTTCCCGGCTTCAGCCAGCTTGTAGATTTCCCGTTCGTATTCGTCACGCAGGTTGAGCTGCGTTTCAGCCCATGCCCCGATTTCGTCAACTTTGACTTCGGCCGTGCCGATCACGCGCTTGCCCATCTTCTTGTCCATGCCGTGGTTGTAGAGCACAGGCAGGTCGGAGGGGAAATGCAGATCCGTGTCCTTCGTGAAGTAATCGTTGGTCAGGTCGGGGTCTTCAGCACCGGAAAAGCGGATGAGATACCCGCCCACCTTGCCCTCTCCGAGAGCCTTTATCTCACTTCCAAATGTGATTAATGTTTCTTCCATAAGCACCTCGTTAAACAAAAAAAGGTCACCTTGACAGTTTCCCGTCAAGTGACCGATGGCAACGCATCGCGGTCTGCAGCGCCGGAACAACGTCCGCGCCTATTCAGTTGTGATTAGCGTAACCCATTTAGAACGAAATTGCTATTATGTAAAATTGCTATATCTCTGCGAAGTCCCCCGCCACGGGCACGCCCCCCTCCATGCGCTTGGCGACCACGTGCGCGGTCTTGAAATCCGGCGGCGTCTTCACCACCACCACCACCGGCTCATTCCCCTCCAGCGCTATGCCCACCACCTCGTTGATTTCCCTGTTCGCTATCAGCGTGCAGGTGTCAATCCCGAACGCGTCCACCAGCCCGCCGATGCTTGGCAGCGTCAATCCCGATTCAGCATCACAGCCCACGCGCCTGCCCTTGAAATAAGCGTCCTGCGTGTTCCTGATTGCCCCATACCCGCCGTTGTCGATGACAAAAAACTTTATCGGCAGGTTTAGCCTGCGCACCACCTCAAGCTCCTGGATGTTCAGCATGAAACCGCCGTCACCAATGACGGAGATCACCCGCTTGCCGGTGGCCAGCGCCGCGCCGATAGCGCCAGGGATGCCCTGCCCCATCGACCCCAGCGCGCCCGCGTAGGTGAATTGCTGTCCGAGTTTCACGCGCCACGTCTGGAATAACGGCGGCGCGGCGTTCGAACACTCCGGCGCGATCACGTCTTCGCTATCCGCCAGGTGGCTCAACTCCTCCAGGAAACAGTAATAATTCACCGCCTCTTGTTTCCACCAGGTAGGGTCTACCACCGGATGATGCTTATTCAGCGCGCGGCAGTATTGCACCCATTCCAGGTGATTACCCTTGATGGTGTAATCCCGGATGAACGTGCCCACCCGCATCTTGTAGCGCTCCCACGAGGTCGGGAACTTGTCAAGCTCCGCCTGGTCAATGTCCACCACGATCTTGTGCGCGTTCGGCGCGATGTTCTGCAATTGGTAAGCCGTCTGGTCTTTGTCCATCTTTGCCCCCAGCACGAGCAGGTAATCGCACTCCTGGAGTATTCGGTTCGCCGCCGGTTGCCCCACCATTCCAGGGCGCCCGCAGTAGAGCGGGTGGCAATCAGGCAGCAGCCCCATCGCCTTCCAGGTGAGCAGCACGGGCACGCGCGCGCGCGTGATGAACTTTGCAAACTCGGCTTCAGCGTGCCCCGATATCACGCCCCAGCCCGCGAGGATTACAGGTTTTCGCATTCTGCTCCCTGCACGTCCAGCGGTATGTCAAGCCACACCGGCCCTTTGCGTCCGGTGGTTGCTATCTCAATTGCCTGCGTCAGCGCGCCCTCTATCCATTCCGGGTGTCTCACGCATAGCGCGTATTTCGTTATCGGCTTCACCATGCTGAT